AGAGCCTACCTCGTCTGTCAACGAAGTAAGCTGCTAAACAAAAAAATATACAAGTAAATAATAACACGGAAAGTAGGAATTTAAAATGAAAAACTATTATCACGTAAAAACACAAGAAGCATACGATAGCTTAATGGCCTTTTTGGAAACGCTAGGGTATAGCTGGGATAATGACGACGAGCCAACAGAATTTGATGCTTTTGTTATGCACAGAGAGGCAACAGTTATAGAGGTAGACGAGAAGAAAAAGAAGTTAATTTATATGAATACTTATGTTTTTAAGCAACTTAATGCTGTTATCAAAGCAAACTTGATTGAATGGCCAGCAATTGCGTTAAAAGAAAAAATTGAAGTCTCAAAAGAGTTTGATGAATGGGTGCAGAAAAGTAAAAAAGCACATATTGATTATAAAAGTTGGTGTATTTGGCAAATTAATAAGATGGGATGGAATCACTGGTTGGAAGATCCTATTACAGATGAAGAGTTGCTTACCAAGAAAGGTTTGGAATGGACGGAAGAAGTAGAAGAAAATCAAGAACTGCATACACGTGCGATTCTTGATGGTTACACAGTGAAAAAAGAACCAATGTATGAAATTCCTTTATCTTGTTTAAAAACAACGGATGGAGAAGTTCAGTATCTAAGCTATAAAGATAAAAAATGGTTTGCTAGTAGAAAACATACTTGGCTAAAACAACGTTTCACAGAAACAGAACTAAAAGAAAAAGTACCTGAATTTTATCGGGAATTAGCAAAGGAAGTGTAACGCTTTGTTATCACCGTACAAGAAAATTAGGCGAAAAGCGGGCATGTCACAAGAAGAATTAGCGAAAAGAATGCTGCTTCCTGTGAAGCTGATAAAAGTTTATGAAAAACGTAATGTAGACCCACCGTTGCATTATCACGCCAATTTTAAAGCGATTTTCAATGTAACAGATGAAGACATTAACCAATTAAAAACAACTGGAGGAATAAAAAATGCCAAAAATTAACTTAGCAATTGAAGCAGATTCAGCAACAGAAATGAAAGAAATTTTATCTCAATTAGCAACGGGAAGCGTTGTAGAAGTAACACAATCTTTAAATACAGCTAATAAAAAAGCTACAGAAGAAGTAGAAAAAGCAGCGAAGAAAGAACCTGCAAAAAAGAAAAAGGCGACTGCGAAGAAAAAAGAAGAAGTTTCTACGGCCTCAACCTCAGACACCGAACCATCGAAAACTGGGGAGAAAGTCGTGCCTACTGATTCAGAAACAGAAGAGGTATCAGCAACAGCCGATTTACATCCAGGGGCAACAAAAGCAGATGTACAAGCAGCAATGAAAAAAGCAATGGCAAACGGCAATCGTGATCGGATTAAAATGTGCTTTGGCCGTTACAACGCAGAAAAACTTTCAGACTTGAAAGAAGAACATTACGGCAAATTTATCACTGACTTAGAAACGTTGGTAGGTGAATAAGCATGCCAGTAGGAAGTCACGCTTTATTAGGAGCGAGTAGTGCGCATCGGTGGCTAATATGCCCACCTTTGGCACGACTGGAAGAAAAAGTAAAAGATCGCGGCAGCTCTTATGCGGAGGAGGGAACAACTGCGCATGAATTAGCAGAGTTGTATTTGGCGAAGCGGTTTAAGCTATTAACCGCCAGAGCGGTAAACTCTCGATTGAAATTTTTTGAACAAGACCATCCGTATTGTGATGAATCCATGAAAGAATACGTCACTGCCTATTGCGATTTAGTAGAAGAACGTGTCAATCAATACGAAAATACCACAGTCGAATTAGAACAAAAAGTAGATTTTTCTAAGTGGGTCCCAGAAGGGTTTGGAACTTCGGACGTGGTGGTCTTATCAGATAAGACGATTGAAATTATCGACTTAAAATACGGCAAAGGCGTTCCTGTTGATGCGTATTTAAATCCTCAACTGATGTTATACGCGCTTGGTGCGGTGGATAAGTACGACATCATTTACGAATTTGAAACCGTGCGAATGACGATTATTCAACCTCGTTTAGACAATATTTCGACCTTTGAAATTGAAAAAGAAGAATTATTATACTGGGCTGATAATTACGTGGCGCCTCGAGCAGTGCAGGCTTGGGAAGGTACAGGAGAATGGACGATTACAGACGACGTTGTGAAGTTTTCAAAAGTTCGTGCCCAACTACGGCCACGTGCGGAGAGAAATTTTCAGCTGATTGATAAGCACGAACTGAAAGAAGCACCGCTTTTAACCAATGAGGAAATTGCTGAAATTTTAGAACGTGCACCAGAAATTAAGAAATGGTTGGAGCATGTGGAAACCTACGCTTTACAGAAAGCAAGGGACGAAGGCGAAGAGTTCCCTGGTTGGAAAGTAGTCGCTGGACGAAGTAATCGGAAAATTTCAGATAATGAAGGGCTACTGATGGTTTTAGAAGCCGAAGGATTTGAAGATGAAGATATTTTAAAACCGCAGGAACTGAAAGCCATTGGGCAATTAGAAAAAGTTGTCGGCAAGAAAAAATTTGCGGAATTAGCTGCAGACTTCATCATCAAACCAGAAGGAAAGCCAGTTCTTGTTCCTGAAAGTGACAAGCGACCAGCGTTAAACAGCGTAGAAAATGCGTTTAATGATTTTGAAGGGGTGGAGTAAAGGCTATGAAAAAAATTGACACACAAGAGGCAATATCTTCAACTCTAAAAAAGGGAATGGAGGAAGCGGAGCATTCAGGAATTAACGTATCTGAGGATGAATTTACTGTTATACAGCCTTTTGATGATTTAAATGCGGTTATTGTTACCGTTGAAAACAGCGCAGGAAATCGCCCTGTAAATATTAAGGTGACAGATACGGTGGTTATCTTAGAACGTCAAGAAGGTACTTTGGATGTATTTAAGTGGAAGGTGGGGGATAAAATGCCTCAAAAATCATGTAAAGAAAAGCCTGTAATTTTTAGCGGTAAAGGTTATTACATCACAAGAGAAGATACACGCAATGTTGGGCTTTATGTATTCAGTGAGAATAAAGTGTTATTTAAAGGATATTTTAACACGATTGAAGCGGCGTTATCGTCGTTAGTTACTAACTCATTGCTTGTAGATGAAACGTGGACAATGAACCTAAAAACCTATAAAGAATCTATTTTAGAGATGAAAGAACAAATCATCTCGGACATTAAACAGTATTTTACAGATCAAGCTTCTAATTCGTTAGATGATTTAGAAGAAGACGAATTATTCAACTAAAAAATATAAGAAAGTAGGAATTTAAAATGGCAAAAGTAACTGGAACGAAAGTAATTACAAATCAAGTGAGATTAAGTTTTGTGCATGTGTTAGAACCTCACGCAATGGAAGAAGGGCAAGAGAAAAAATATTCTTGCATGTTGATTATTCCAAAAGACGATAAAGAAACCCTTAAAGCGATGAAAGAAGCAATCAAAACAGCTTATGAAGGCGCAAAAGGGGACAAATTAAAAGGTGTTAAATTTGACCGTTTAAAAACGACCTTACGCGATGGTGATGAAGAAATGGACACCGAAGAACGCCCAGAATTTGAAAACGCAATGTTTATCAACGTATCAAGTAAAACGAAACCACAAGTCGTAAAACGTGAAGATGGCGTGCTTGTAAAAACAGACGATCCAGACGAAGTCTATTCAGGTGTTTATGCGATTGCATCTATTAACTTTTATGCTTACAGTACTGCAGGAAACAAAGGAGTTACTGCTGGGCTAAATAACATTTTAACGTTATGTAAAGGGGACTTCTTAGGCGGTCGTGCCAATGCTGAATCCGATTTTGGTGATTTAGAGTGGGAAGACGAAGAAGACGATATGTTTAGCTAAAAATTGAATAAGGGGCTAAAGTGCCCCTTTTCTTTTGAAAGGAGAAATTGAAATGAGTAAACAACCAATTTATTTACCTATTGAGTTGCACGATGTTTTTGAGCTAATTGAAGAGGGAAAATCAAATATGATTTATTTCTCTACAGTTAAAGGTTCACTTGTTCAGGCAAACGAGTATTCACTTAGACTGTCTGAACTACCGAATATAGCATTTTACGTTAAACAAGAATATACACCAGTAGAAGATCAGGAGGTAGGAAAAAATGAAACCAACTAAAGCACGTTTAAGAAACTATGTGGATACCTTAAAAAATTCAGTGGAAAAAGAAATAAGAGAAAAAAAGACGAAGGCTATTCGTGCACATATTGAATCGGAGTGGCTGAAAATTGATCCTGAATTTGAGAAATTGCATAGATATTTCAGCTCACTTAGAATTCGCCAAAACGTAAAAAATGAACTTGTCGATTTGTTAGAAGAAAACAGTTTGGAAATATGGAGCTTTTATCGCGATACGGATGCTAGAGATTTTGAAACCTATAAGAAAGGGTTTCTTGAAAAACTTAAGTATAACTCAATAAAAGGGCTTGCGAAAGTAGAAGCTGTTTACGATCAAGAAATCCGAGAGGTAAGAGAAACGTACAATGCGATTATTGCAAATGTAGAAAGAGTGCCTTCTAAACAAGGAGTGGCTTATCTTGAAGAACTAGGATTCAATGTCGATGTTTTTAAAGAGGAAGAAGCGCAGCTGCCGATGATTGCCGTTGATAAAAGTAAATTGCGGTTACCATCTGAAACGGCTGATAGCAAATGAAAACGTTAAATATTGATATTGAAACGTATTCGGATGAAGACTTAACCAAAGTTGGGGTTTATAAATACGCTGATAGCCCCAACTTTGAAATTTTACTTTTTGCTTATTCGGTTGATGGTCAGCCTGTCGAATGTGAGGACTTAACAATTAGCGAAATACCTGACGAGATAGTGGCTGCGCTAACAGATAAGAACGTGCTTAAAATAGCTTTTAATGCCCAATTTGAGCGCGTTTGTTTGTCTAAGCATTTAGGTGTTCCGTACTACTTAGACCCTGCACAATGGCATTGTACGATGGTTCACGCGAACGAATTAGGGTTGCCAGCTTCTTTAGGTCAGTGTGCGAAATATTTAAACATCGAACAGCAAAAAGACACGAGAGGTACGCAACTGATTAACTTCTTTTCTAAACCGTGTAAGCCGACTAAGAAAAACGACATGCGCACAAGGAATTTACCTGAACACGCTCCTGAAAAATGGCAAACGTTTATAGAGTATTGCATTCAAGACGTCAATGTCGAAATGGCTATCGCGAATAAGTTGAATCGCTTCCCTGTCCCCGAAAGTGAGTGGAAGCTTTACACATTGGATCAGCGAATTAACGACCGAGGGGCAGAAATTGACCACGAATTGGCAACGGCTGCTATTGATATTATGGCCGATTTAAGTGAAGCGGGATTAAACGAAATGAAGGAGTTAACAGGATTGGAAAATCCTAACAGCTTAGCCCAACTGAAAAAGTGGCTAGAAGAACAAGGAACGCCTTTCGAGAAGTTAGGAAAAGAGGTTGTGTTGAAGGCTTTAGCTTTAGGAAACTTGCCTGATAACGTTGCAGAAGTACTAAAATTGCGCCTTAGTTTATCTAATTCAAGCACAAAAAAATATCTGATGATGGATAATGCACGTTGTTCAGATAATCGCATTCATGGCATTTTACAATTTTACGGTGCCAACCGTACAGGACGTTGGGCAGGACGATTATTGCAAGTACAGAACTTGCCTAGAAACTATTTAAGTGAAATTGATTTTGCCCGTCAGCTTGTGAAAGCAAAAGATGTTGAAGGCATCGAATTAATGTATGAGGATGTGCCAGACACGTTGAAGCAACTTATCCGAACAGGGTTAGTTGCCAAAGAAGGGCATCGCTTCATTGTATCCGACTTTTCAGCCATTGAGGCTCGAGTGATTGCTTGGTATGCCAAACAAGATTGGGTGCTTGAAGTATTCCGCACACACGGCAAAATTTACGAAGCAACAGCTGCGCAGATGTTCCATTTAGGTGAAGTGACGGACTACGACTGGAAAAGTCACGAAGGCAAAGACATGCGCCAACGCGGAAAAGTAGCGACATTGGCGCTTGGTTACCAAGGCGGACCAGGGGCGCTTAAAGCGATGGGCGCACTAGAAAACGGCATTGAAGAACACGAATTACAAGACATAGTGGACCGTTGGCGCACAGCCAATAAACGTATTAAGAACTTTTGGCATGAAACCCAAAAAGCTGTGATTGACTGCCTGCAAAACGGCGGTATTAAAAAAGGCCCTCGTGGGTTGAAATTCTACAAAAAAGCGGGATTCTTGTTTATTCAGTTACCAAGTGGACGAAAACTAGCGTATGCAAAAGCCCATTTAAAAGAAGGGGACTACGGTCCTGCTATTTTTTATGAGGGCCAAGGCGATAAAGTCGCTTTCACGGAACAGCAAACCTACGGCGGTAAATTGGTGGAAAACATTGTTCAAGCAACAGCAAGAGATGTTTTAGCAGAAGCGATGGTCCGCTTAGAAAAAGCAGGATACCCTATTGTTTTCCATGTGCACGATGAGGCAGTAGCCGAAGTGCCAGAAGGGGAAAAATCTATTGAAGAAATGAACAAAATCATGTCTGTAGTTCCTGATTGGGCGGAAGGCTTGCCGTTAAACGCCGAAGGATTTGAAACGAAATATTACATGAAAGATTAGGAGGTTCAGATAATGGCACTAAATTATGTAAAGTTAGAACTGACAACTGGTGGAGTTTTTTCAACTGGGAAAGTTTTTGAATTTAGTTACAGTGATTATGAAAATTTTAAGCACCGCTTTTTAAAACGCTTTGGAAATATTTGTTCAAATAAGAAATTTAAAGATTTGATAAAAAATACAAACGATTTTGAGGAATTAGAATTTGTATTTTTTGATAGTGATGATTGGGAATTGAAAATCACTAAAAATTAGAAAAAGGAGCGATAGAAAATGAAACTAAAACTAGTTGATGTTGAAACTAATCCTCACGAAGAAGAAGTGGGGACATGTGAATTTTGTATGAGTGTTGAAATGGTCAATGAGCCCGTTTTTGTTTTTAAAAAAGATAATGGGGAACTCGTTCGTGTTAAAGCTTTCATTTGGAGTTGGGGTTTTTATGATGAGGAATATATCGAAAATGTCGTAGATTTTGCTGCTTATGTCAACGAACAGGAGTTTGACGAAGAGCAAGAGCTAGATTATAGCTGGTTAACTAATCTAATTTACGAGTACAAATATGGAAAGGATTGTTAATAAATGGAAAATAACATACTTATACTAATAAACTTAGTACTTTGCTTTTTGTTGGGCTACGTTGTTGGTAAGCGTAAATATCTTAAAGCAATGAGAGCTGCGTTTAATTATGATCATAAATCCTCTACGTGTGACTATCAAGAAGGATGGCTTGACTGTTTAGGTTTCATCCTTAAACAATAAAAGAAAGGAAGCGGAAAGATGGAACAGCCAGAAAAAAACATCAAATTAGCCTATGATGGTGAAATCCATCTTGCAGTTGGTGCTTCAAAAACCGAGAAAAAATGGAAAAATAGGCAGATGTCTTGGGCTGACTTTATCCAACGGCTAAAAACTCCGACAGTGACACAAGAGACTGTCGAGGACTACAAAAAAATGCCGAAATCGAAACAAGGCGAGGTCAAAGACGTTGGGGCGTTTATTGGCGGTTGGTTAAAAGAAGGACGACGGAAAAGAGGAAACACGCAACAGCGTAGCCTTGTTACGTTAGATGCCGACAGCACGACGTTAGACTTTTGGGACGATGTACAGCTGTTATTTGACCATGCTGCAGCTGTCTACACGACACACAGCCATTTAGTGAAAGGTCCGCGTTATCGCTTGATTATTCCGTTAAGTCGCCCAGTGACCGCCGAAGAGTATGAGCCTCTAGCGAGAAAGCTTGCGGAGTTTTTCGGCATGGATAACTTCGATGATACGACCTATCAAGCAGAACGTTTGATGTATTGGCCCAGTCATTCGATAGACGGGGAATATTTCACCGATAACATCGATTTGCCTTGGGTCGACCCTGACGAAATTCTAAGCCAATACGAAGACTGGCGAGATGCAAGTTTTTGGCCTGAGAGTTCACGGGGGCATTCAATTCGTGAAAGACAAGCAAAAAAAGCAGGAGATCCCTTAGAGAAAAAAGGGATTGTCGGGGCGTTTTGTCGCACGTATGACATCATTTCAGCGATTGAAACCTTTTTACCTGACATCTACGGACCAACAGGAAGAGAGGACCGTTGGACGTTTTTAGAAGGTTCTACTAGTGGCGGGCTAGTGATTTATGATGATAAGTTCGCTTATTCTCATCACGGTACGGACCCAGTAGGCGATCAACTGGTGAACGCGTTTGACCTTGTCCGTATTCATTTGTTTGGCGATTTAGATGAAGACGTCAAACCTACGACGCGGATTGACCGTTACCCATCGTTTAAAGCGATGCGAGAGTTTGCGATGGAAGACAAGCAAGTGAAGACCTTAATTCAAAGCGAACGGTTGTCACAAGCGTTAGAAGACTTTGACGGCGAGCTAGACGAATTGGAAGAGAACGACAAAGACTGGTTTACAAAATTGGACCTCGAAATTGACGAATACGGTCAGATTATGGCTTCCGCGAAAAATTTAGAAGTCATTATGCTGAACGACCCGAACCTCAAAAAGAAAATTTTTATGAACAGTTTCTCTAATCGTATTGAGGTGAAAGACAACTTGCCTTGGCGAAAATTAGACCGAGACAAGATGTGGAAGGACAGCGACGATGCGGGGTTACGTGTATACATCGAAAAAATTTACGGTATTGTGAACCGTGGCAAAATTGATGATGCGCTAGTCCAAGAAATTGAAAGAAACTCGTATGACCCTGTAAAAGAATACCTAGAGAGCTTGCACTGGGACGGAGTGCCTCGCGTAGAAACTTTGCTAATAGACTACTTAGGTGCAGAAGATACACCGTTCAATCGAGTAGTTACGAAAAAATTTCTTACCGCTGCCGTAGGGCGTATTTTTGTGCCAGGGATTAAGTTTGACTACATGCTAGTGACTAGCGGTCCGCAAGGAATAGGAAAAACGCTATTGCCTGCAAAATTGGCGGGAGACTGGTTTTCTAACAGCTTAGAAGGTGTGACGGGGAAAGACTCTTACGAAGCGTTGCAAGGTGTTTGGATTATGGAAATGGGCGAATTGTCAGCGACAAAAAAAGCAGACATTGAAGCCACCAAGCATTTTATTAGCAAGCAAGAAGACATTTTCCGCGTTGCTTACGGTCGGCATAAGTCCTATTTTAAACGCCGTTGTGTCTTTTGGGGAACAACGAACGACAACGAGTTTCTAAGAGATAAAACAGGAAATCGGCGTTTTTGGCCAGTAGACGTCGGCATTCAACCGATTAAAAATAAGGTGTGGGAAATGACCGACGAAACGCGCAATCAGATATGGGCAGAAGCCGTTGAGTTGTGGCAAGCAGGAGAACCTTTGTATTTAACAGACGAACAAGAAAAACTAGCGCTAGAAGCCCAAGAAATGCACACGGAAACCTCTAGCATGGAAGGCGAAATCCTTGAATATTTGGAAATCCCAATAACGGAAGATTGGTACAAACGAAGTAAGCAAGAAAGACGAGAGTATATTCAGGGGTGGGGCACGGATATTCAGGAAGAAGGCGAGATTGTTAGAAACAAAGTATGTATTGCAGAGGTTTGGAATGAATTGTACAACGGAGATTCCAAGAATATCCATCCAGCGAAAGCCGCAGAGATTCGGCAGATATTAAACCATCTACCTGAATGGGAGAAAAATATAAAAGGAAACAAAGGGCGTCTAAGATTTGGCCCAGGATATGGGGTACAAGTAGCATATTTACGTGTTACATCCTAAAACAAAAAAGTAGTAATGATGCGGGTTTAGGTGTAACACCAAAAAAAGCGGAAAGTGTTACACCTAAAATGTTAGCTGTAACACCTGTAACACCTATTTTGTCGCAGGTGTTACAGGGAGTGTTACGCCTATAAACCTTGAGAGAGTAAGAATAAATTAATGTTGTAACACTTGTAACACCTATTTCTATCCATATATAGAAATAGTAAATATACATATATAGGACGTATATGTATATATGTAAAATGGGGTGTTTAGCCTATTCGCGCGCGCGAGTGCCACAAGTGTGACAGACAAGGAGGCAAGATATGCAAAATGAAAATGACATTGAAAAGTATCTGGTTAGGCAGATAAAAAGCATAGGGGCACTATGTTATAAATTTACCTCTCCGGGAACTAGGGGCGTTCCAGATAGAATTATTGTATATCGTGGTAATGTATTTTTTGCAGAACTCAAAAGACCTGGAGGTAAACCAAGAAAAGATCAGTTGAAAGTTATGGAAAAGTTTAACGATCAAATGATGCCTATTTTTGTCATTGATTCTAAAGAGAAAGTGGATAAATTTACAAGAATAGTTTTAAAAGGATATGTCAGATAAAAGGAGTGATCTAAAACATGAAAGCAATCCTACATCCTTACCAAGAATACTCTAAGAATTTTATTCTTGATCATCCCTACTGTGCTTTACTTTTAGACATGGGACTGGGGAAAACTTTATCCAGTTTGAGCGCTATTGACGAGCTGTTACACACGTTTGAAATCATCGAGAATGTGTTAGTAATCGCCCCTTTATCAGTTGCAGAAAAGACATGGACCGATGAAATTGAAAAATGGGACCATCTACAGCACCTCACTTTTTCAAAAGTGTTAGGAAACCCAAAGCAACGTGAAGAAGCTTTATTCAAAAAGGCGGATGTCTATTTAATCAATCGTGAAAATGTGGAGTGGCTAGTCAATTATTATCAGCGAAACTGGCCCTTTAAAACCGTGATTATAGACGAGCTATCCAGTTTTAAGTCAAGTAGTGCCAAACGATTTAAAGCATTACGAAAAGTACGCCCGAAGATGGAACGCGTTATCGGACTAACAGGGACACCTTCCCCTAACAGCCTTTTAGATTTATGGCCGCAAATGTATTTATTGGATCAGGGCGAACGGCTGGGCAAAACAATCACCCAGTATCGAAATAAATATTTTGTACCCGCACAAAAAAACGGGCATATCGTGTACTCTTGGCAATTAATCCCAGGAGCAGAAGAAGCGATTTACAACAAAATAAGCGATATATGCGTGAGTATGAAAGCAAAAGATTATTTGCGACTCCCACCGAGAACGGAAAATATTATCGAGCTAGACTTGAACCCGACAAGCTGGAAACAGTACAAAGAGCTAGAACGGGAATACGTGTTAGAACTCGAAGGAACAGACGTTGTAGCTAGTAATGCGGCTACACTATCAAACAAGCTTTTACAGCTGTCTAACGGCGCTGTATACGACGAAAACGGTGACGGAAGGGAAATACACCAAGAAAAGTTAAATGCGCTAGAACGCGTTATAGAGGACGCACAAGGGCAATCGGTTTTAGTCTTTTATCAATACCAACATGACTTAGAAAGAATCCAAGCACGATTTAAACAAGCAAAGGCTTTAAATGTGTCTGATGGGGATATTGAGAAATGGAACGAGGGAAAAATTCCTTTACTTTTAGCCCATCCACAATCAGCAGGGCACGGCCTAAATTTACAAAAAGGCGGGCACATCATCGTATGGTTTGGGCTTACATGGTCTTTGGAGTTTTATCAACAAGCCAATGCCAGATTAGACCGTCAAGGACAAACACAGCCTGTTATTATTCATCACTTAGTGACGAAAGGTACTATTGACGAACAAGTAATCAAAGCTTTACAAGCAAAAGAACAAGGACAATCAGCGCTAATGGCTGCAGTGAAAGCCAAAATCGAGGAGTACAGGAGGTAACAGCTTTGTATGAATGGTTAAATAGTTATCAAAAGTTAGAACAAGAAATCTATTACCTTGATTGGGAATTAGAGACGTACAAAAGTGAGTTAGAGCGATGGTGCGATCCTGAGGACTTAGGAAGATATACGTTGACTAAGGATTCTAAAGCATCAAAGTTGGAAGATATTATCGAAGACCATGAAAAACGTTTAGCGTGGAAAATGAATTCAATCTACGATTTACGAAAGCTAGTTTATAGCTTCAAAGGACTAGATCAACACATTTTAAGAATGAAATATTTTGAAGGTCTGACACTGAAAGAAATCGCAAAAGAATTGAACCATGGGTATGATTATATCAGAAAAAGACATGCCTCTATTATCAATGAATCAAAAAGAGGGCACAAAAAAGGCACAACATCTCTTGATAAATCGTGATATACTGATATCAGTAAAATTATGCAGAAAAGGCACCTTCCGTTTTTGGAAGGTGTCTATTTTTTATACAGAAAGAAGGTGAGGTCATGGCGAAGTACACAGAGTGGCTAACCGAGGAAGGGTTAATCAAAATCGAAGGATGGGCACGAGATGGCCTCATCGATAAGCAGATAGCTGAAAACATTGGTGTAGCTTATTCAACTTTTAGAGAATGGGTAAAAAAATTTCCGGCACTTTCGGCAGCCTTAAAAAAAGGCAAAGAAGTTGTCGATCGCCAAGTGGAGAATGCTTTATTTAAGAGTGCAGTGGGTTACGAATATACCGAAGTTACAAAAGAGCGAATGGCTGATAACGGCCAAAAGAAACGACATAACGGTGAATCGGCTTTGACAGAAGAAGAGTGGGAAACAGCACTTGCTTATTTTAATTACAGCTGTGCGTATTGCGGTGATTCAGATGAAATAACCAAAGATCATCTTGACCCATTAAAAAAAGGAGGAGAGTTGACTTTTTCGAATGTAGTTCCTGCATGTCGTTCTTGCAATTCAAGTAAAAAGGATCATCAGTGGTTATCGTGGTATCAGAACCAGAATTTTTATGATAAATACAAAGCAAATAAAATCACTGACTATATATCGTTTGTGTTAAGTTTACCAAAAAAAGAAGATAGAACAGAGCTAGTTGTTACAAAAGAAGTAACAAAACAAGTAGCTCCTAATCCAACTGCAGCTATTTTCTGGTTGAAAAATAGAAAGCCGGACGAATGGCGAGATCGAAAAGAAACTGAAGTTTCAGGCGTGCTTAATATCTCCGATGCAGCTGTCGAAATCGAGCAATTTTTCGAGGGTGATTCTGCATGAGCCCTAAAAAGCGAAAATATTTAAACCTAATCAAAACGAACCCGGTAATTTTCGGAAATTTAGTTGGGTTTACCGACTTAGCAGAACTGCACAATGATTGGTTAAAGTCTTTTTTGTTCGAGAAAGACGATCAAACACTATTGGCTCATCGTGGCTCATTTAAAACAACCACATTGGCGATTGCTATTGCATTGTTGATGGTTCTTTTTCCCAACAAAAATATTATCTTCTTACGTAAGACCGATACGGACGTCGTAGAGATTATTTTACAAGTGGCTAAGGTTTTATCTAGCAAATACTTTAAAACGCTTGTATTTGCATTATATGGTGTTGAATTGGTGCTTTTGAAAGAGACTACAACAGAAATAGATACCAACTTAAAAACATCTACCCGGGGAACATCTCAATTACTCGGTATGGGGATTTATGCTTCATTAACAGGTAAACACGCGGATATCGTTATCACTGATGATATTGTTAACATTAAAGACCGTGTGAGCCGTGCGGAACGAGAGAAAACAAAGCTGCAGTATCAAGAATTGCAGAACGTGAAGAACCGAGGCGGCAGATTTATTAATACGGGGACGCCTTGGCATAAAGAAGACGCCATCTCCAAAATGCCTAACGTCAAGAAATTCGATTGTTACGAAACAGGATTAATTGACAAAGAACAACGTAAAGCGTTACAGCAGTCTATGACACCGTCACTCTTTGCAGCGAACTACGAGTTAAAACACATCGCTGATAGTGAATCGCTATTTACTGCACCGACCTATATCGATAACACTAACCTTATTTATAACGGTGTAGCACACATCGACGCGGCATACGGAGGTGGTGATAGCACAGCATTTACCATTTTTAAAGAGCAAAAGGACGGAACCATTATCGGGTTTGGCAAGAAATGGCAGAAACACGTTGATGATTGCCTACCTGAAATATTGCAACTACATCAATACTACCAAGCTGGAACATTTTACACTGAAACGAACGGCGATAAAGGTTATTTAGCTAAACACCTAATCGAACGAAGTCAATACGTGCAAAAGTATCACGAAAAAACAAATAAGTTTATCAAGATATCTTCTTATTTGCGGAAGTATTGGAGCCGAATAATTTGGCTTGAAGACACAGACAAAGAATATATAGCCGAGATACTAGACTATACAGAGAACGCAGAGCACGACGACGCACCAGACAGTGCAGCTAGTCTGCTTAGAGAAATTAAGAATACAAATAAATGGCTATACTAGAAAGGAGGCTGTAAATGGAAGCTCTACTTAGTGAAGACGTGAAGATTATCGCCAGTGCTTTAAAGGCGGCGATTGACAAAGATCGAAAATCTACCTCAAAAAGAGAGGCAGAGACAGGTATTCGGTACTATAACCATGAGAATGATATCATGAACAATCGTATCTTTTACGTGGACGATGAGGGGATACTACGAGAAGACAAATACGCTTCAAACGTACGAATCCCGCACGGCTTTTTCCCAGAAATTGTTGACCAAAAAACTCAATACCTTTTATCTAATCCTGTTGAATACGAAACAGAAAACGAAGAACTTAAAGAGTATTTAGCAGAGTATTACAATTCTGAATTTCAAGTAGTGCTACAAGAGCTTGTGGAAGGTTCAAGCCAAAAAGGTTTTGAGTATGTTTATGCAAGAACCAATGCAGAAGATCGATTGTGTTTTCAAGTGGCTGATAGTTTAAACGTGTTTGGTGTATACAACGAATACAATGAATTACAACGTATTTGCCGTCATTATATCACTGAAATCGAGAAAGACGGTGAGACAGTCGATATCCATCACGCGGAAGTGTGGACTGATCAGAACGTTTATTTTTTCGTAGCTGAGGATAACAAAGATTATGAATTAGATGAAGCTGAACCAATTAATCCAAGGCCACATGTTTTAGCAGTTGATAGCGAGAATGAAAGCTTATTGCAACGAAGCTACGGACAAATACCTTTTTATCGGTTATCAAATAATAAACAGGAAACGACGGATTTAAAGCCTATTAAGGCACTGATAGATGATTACGACTTAATGAATTGTTTTTTATCAAACAATTTACAAGATTTTGCGGAAGCCATTTACGTTGTATCGGGTTTCCAAGGTGATGATCTTTCAAAATTAAGACAAAATGTTAAATCTAAAAAGGTTGTTGGTACTGGTTCAGATGGGGGCTTAGACGTTAAAACAGTAACGATTCCAACCGAAGGGCGTAAAACCAAAATGGAGATTGACAAAGAAAATATCTATAAGTTTGGAATGGCCTTTGATTCAACTCAAGTAGGCGACGGGAATATCACCAACATAGTGATAAAAGCACGTTATACACTATTAAACATGAAAGCCAACAAGACTGAAGCTAGACTACGAGCTTTACTAGAATGGATGAATAAGCTTGTTATTGATGACATTAATCGTCGTTATACTAAAGCATTTGACCCAACAGAAGTTTCATTTACGTTTACTAGAGAAGTAATGGTGAATGAAACAGATATTGTTAACAATGAGAAAACCGAAGCAGAGACAAGAAAAATTATCCTTGAATCTATCTTGCAAGTAGCACCTCGGCTTGACGACGACAACGTTTTGCGTCTTATCTGCGAACAGTTTGACCTTGATTGGGAAGACGTGAAAGAAGCCTTGGAAGAAGCAGAATATACTAAAGGTTTATCGGATAATACCGACGAAGAAGAAACGGCGGTGAACCCAGATGATCCAACTCAACAAATGGCAGAAGGAGCTACAGGCTCTACAGAAAGCCAATTACCAGGAAACGGATAATCAGCTATTTAATGTTTATCGTCAATCATTAATCGACATCAAAAAGCGGTTAAAAGTTTATACAGAAAATGCAGAAAGTCTTTCTTTTTCCACCCGTTTGGAAGTAGAGAGACTTTTTAGTGTTGCTGATGAAATTAATGCCATTCTTCAGTTAAACTCACCGAAAGTTGAAAAAACTATCAAAGGCTATTCTGCAAAACAAGCTGAACAGGGATATTATGGACTGTGGTATACGCTAGAGCAGTCACAGAATATAGCACTAAGTATGCCGTTAATTAACCATGATTATATTATGAATCTCGTCAATGCACCTGTAGCGGGTAAGAGGCTCTCAAAGCGTTTATACAAGTACCGTGATGAATTAGCCCAAAATGTGACTAACAATATCATAACGGGCTTATTCGAGGGTAAAAGTTATGCTGAAATAGCTAGATGGATTAATGAGGAAACAGAAGCTAGCTACAAACAAGCATTACGTATTGCAAGAACAGAAGCAGGACGTACTCAGTCTGTCACTACCCAAAAAGGATATGAAGAAGCAAAAGAGCTAGGCATCAATATTAAAAAGAAATGGCTTGCCACGATCGATAAACATACACGCCGAACCCACCAAGAGTTAGACGGTAAAGAGGTTGATGTAGACGAAGAGTTCACCATTAGAGGGCATTCGGCAAAAGGTCCGCGGATGTTTGGGGTAGCATCAGAAGATGTGAATTGCCGATGTACAACAATTGAAGTTGTCGACGGTATCAGCCCTGAACTTAGAAAAGATAATGAATCTAAAGAGATGTCGGAGTTTAAAAGCTACGACGATTGGTTTAAGGGTCGTATTAGGGGAGAAATCACAGATGATTTAGCAGATAAAGCGATGAGCCTTAAAAAATTCATTGAGGGTGTCGATTTAGGGGATTGGGATCATCTTTCAGAAGCTGAAATGGAAGCTCTAGAAGCAGAATATGAAGAAAAATCTATGCAACTAGAAAAAATCCTTGCTGAAAACCCAGATATTTTACGATTAAAAGAAGTACCTAAAGACTTAAAAACTGCTTTAGCAGAAAACCTATTCGAAATAAAAGAGATAGATGAACTATTCTACAATACCGAAAATTATTTAAATTGGCGACAAATTATCACAGACGAGCAATACGAGGCTATTTTTAATTATGCTGCAAGTAGTGATTATATGAACTATTACCTAAGGCATCCGGAAAATATAGAAAAATTGATTACAGGATCAGGCTTAGATAAGCTCAAATTGCAGGTGATGGATTTACAAGAAATACTGGGTCGATATACGGCACAAACGGACTTTACAGTTTACCGTGGGTCTGATGTGGTATATAATTTAGATGAATTAGTTCCAGGCACAGAACGTGTTTTCGATAAAGCATTTTTAAGCAGTTCGTTAGATCGCGCGGCAGCTCAAAGCTTTGCAAAAAATGCAAGCAGTCCAGTATTTTATGAGATAGATGTAAAGAAAGGCTCGAAAGTTGGCGCCTACATCGAAGAGATCTCGAAATATGGAGAAAAGGAGAAAGAGTTCCTATTTAACGCCAGCACTAAGTTTAAAATAATATCAGTAAACAAAACGGACGAAGCACTATATTTGAAGTTGGAGGCGATAGAATGAGAGAAGAGGTTTTAAATGAGCTTGTACCGACTTTGCAAAGAGCAACCGATGAACAGTTAAAAATTATTGGTATAGGAGCTTTTGGGGGGAAATTGCCATTTGTGGATAAAGGGATTCTATCAGAATTCAAGAATACACTAGGGCTAGCAGATGATACTTATGCAGATAGATTGATATGTAAATACATCTCTAATAATGTCGAGAGTTATGACTATCAACTGGAAAACGAAGGCGCAACGTCAGACTTGCACTACAAAGTGCCAAAACGTAAAAAAATTAGCATTGATGAAATTGTACAAAAAGCGATAGACGTAAGAGAAAATAGCATCTAGCCAAAACTGGTTAGGTGCTATTTTTGGACCTAAAGGAGGCCATAAGATGGAAGATCCTTACGACCATTTAGACGCAGACTACGAAGAATTTTTGAGAAAGGAAAAACCCGTGAAGAAAAAAGTTCAAACTATTAAAGATATCCAACGTAAAAAAGAGCGAGGGCAGACGAACGAAGAGTTTTACGAATGGGTATCAAGCCAAGAGCCTGATTTTGAACAGGCCACAATTGTTGTACAGCGGCCAAATGGAGAGGTCACTACTTATTACAGTCAAAATGGAAGTTTGTCGCTGCTAGGCATGCTAGATATAGCAAAACAACAAGTATTAGATGATATGAGGAGTTAAGACTTGCTTATTGATAAGTCTTTTTATTTTGTCCAGGAGCCATGACGTTAAAAGGGCACCGCTACCGAGCAGACGGTATATTCTGACACTCTAAGCGGCAGCGACCGCTATATAAATGCTATGGAGGTAGAAAACGATGGAATGGATCAAACAAATTTTAGCAAAACATATGAAAGAAGATGGTACGTTGGATATGGAGGCTGCTAATAAAGAAATTGACAAAGAATTTCCTGTAAATGCAGTACCAAAAGACCAATATAATAATCTTTCAAGCCAGTTAGCTGAAGCAAATAAAACTTTAAAATCGCTAGAAGCTAAAACAAAGGACAATCCGGATGTTCAAAAAGAACTAGCTGATTTAAAAGAAAAGGCAGACGCGTTGGAAAAGGAAAACAAAGATTTGAAAATCAATAGCCAAGTATCTGCTGCATTACAAAGTGTAGGGGCTAAGGATATTGATTATGCTTTATTTAAATTAGGTGAGTTAGAACTTGACAAAGATGGGAATGTGAAGGACTTAGAAAGTAAAGTGAAAAACTTGAAAGCTTCCATCCCTGATTACTTTGAAAAGAAGGATACACTCGATGATAAGTCGAAAAAAAAGGCTGAAAATAAAGCTGGCTATCAACCAATTGATAACAAACTGCCAAAAGGGAAGGAACCAAACGAAAAAGATCCATTTGAAGCAATCTTATCAAAATACGAGTAATTGGAGGAATTTTTTATGGCTACAAAATTTTACACGAAACAATATGCAGGCTTATTAGCCAAAATTACAGAGAAAAAATCTTATTTTTTACGTGCGTTTGGAGGGAAGTTGCAGACGTCGGATGCTGTAAAAGATAGCGACACATTTTTGTTGCTAAAAACTTCAGATACACCTGTGGTAATGCAACCCTACAACACTGGTGAAAACGTAGCGTTTGGTACAGGAACTGGCAACTCTAATCGTTTTGGGCCACGTAAAGAAATTAAATCTATTGATACAACGGTTCCTTATGAATCTCCGTTAGCGATTCACGAAGGAGTGGATAATATCACAGTAAACGATGACGCTGACGAAGTAGTAGCTGAAAGATTAGAGGAACAAGCGATTGCTTGGGCTGAGTATATCGACGGTTTATTAGGTAAAGCATTATCTGATGCAGCCTCTGAAACGATTCAGTTTGAATTAACCAGTGAAGGAGTAACTAAGCTGTTCTCAACGGCGCATAAGACTTTTGTGAATAATTTAGTTTCTAAGTCTCTTGCTTGGGTTGCTTATGTTCACCCTGATGTTTATGATTTTTTAGTAGACAATGGTTTAGCAACAACAACTAAAAATTCAAGTGCTAACATTGATGAACAAACAATATATAAATTTAAAGGTTTTGTATTGGTTGAAATTCCAGAAAGCAAATTACAAACTGGGGAAATGGCTCAATTTTCCGCGGATAGCGTAGGTATTGCGGGCGTTGGTATTTCTGTAACACGTGCTATTGACTCCGAAGATTTTAACGGAGTAGCAATCCAGGGAGCTGGAAAATATGGTAAACACATCCCTGAAAAAAATAAAGTAGCTATTTTAAAAGCAGTAAAAAAAGCGTAACGCCTACTAATCCAGCAACGGGTATCACGCCTAGTCAGAAAACATGGACGGGTGCAGTAGGCGCAACTAAGACATTTACTATTGCAGCTAATCCAGTAGATGCCACAAACGCACAAGCTGTAATTTCAGCAATTACAGTGATATCTAGTAATGAGAGTGTTGCTACTATCACTAAAAATAAAAACGGTGGATTTGATGGCTCAATTATTGCAGAAGGTAAAGCGACATTTGAATTTACTTCCGGTGCGTTTACAACCTCTATTGCAGTAACAGGTACACCTGCATCTTAGGAGGTGGCTAACTTGATTATCAGCATTGAAGAAGCAAAAAAAATTGATCCATCGGTTACTCAGAGTGACTTAGACGCGTTCGAACAGACAGTTAGGCAACTAACCAATAATAATTTTCAAAACGTTCATATACGCTTTAGGGATGTTGTTTTTAAGGGTAATTCTATTGTGTTAAAAGATAACCCTCTTGGTTTACGAGTAGGTGATACGATTCAAATTAGTAATTCTAAAGTAAACGATTGCCTAACAACTGTTGAAGCTATCACAGAAAAGACACTGGAAACAGATGTTGAAGAGCCTTTTTTTGAGGGCTCTTTTTCTGGTACTTTTATTACAAAAGTAGAGTATCCAGCAGATATTAAAATGGGTATTGAAGAACTTTTACGATTTAAAAAATCGATGGGCGCAAAGTTAGGCATTAAGTCAGAATCTATCGCTAGAATGTCTATCACGTATTACGATGTGAACGCTAGTGATAATATCGAGGGCTTTCCTGCAGCAAAGTTCAGTTTTTTAAATAAATATAAAAAAATGAGGTGGGGATAATGTACTCACCTCAAACCTTTTTTCTACAAGAGGTCAAAGGCCAAAAGCCTGACGGATTAGGAGGGCTTATTGACGATTGGGGCTTGTTTAAAGAAGTTTCTGGATATATCGACTTGGTGACAGGAACAGATGAAACAACGAAACAGAACGCATTTGTAGAAGAATCTACACACATTCTTATTATTCCCGAATTTATTGAGGGGATAACAGACAATATGCGAGTAGTTGATCAAACAAATCGTTATTACGATATTACGTATTCCGATAATCCTGTTGGCATAAAGCATCACAATGAAATTTATTTGAAGTTTGAAGGTGTTTTAAGTGGCGAAGAATGACTTTAAATTTATCAGCTACAAAGACAAGGTAAAAAAAGAGTTAGACGCGACGGCAGAACGGGGTATGACTAAAGTCCTCATGATTATCAAAGCTGCTGCAAAGTCTGGTGCGCCAGTTGAAACAGGACAGTTGCGAGACCGGATAGACTATCAACTTAAGGCTGTTGGAGGAAAAGTGGTCGGCATTGTCGGCTCGCCAGAACAATACGCCATTTATGTTGAATTCGGAACCGGAGAATTTGCTGAAAATGGCTCAGGACGTAAAGGTGGATGGTTCTTTGAGGGATCAGATGGAGAATGGCATTTTACAAGAGGTCAGAAACCACAAAAGTTTTTAAGAAACGCGTTTCGGCAGAATAAAGAAAAAGTCATCGAAATTCTAGGGAAAGAATACGGAGCTACATTTAAAGGGGGATAAGTGATGGAAGAGTTTATACGAGAGCTGGTAAGAATCTTACAAGAGATACACCCAGAAACATTTTTAGAAACGAATCCTCGAAAAGAGGTCATCTATCCATACGCCACCTTTGATTTTGATTCCGAGCCTATTCGTAGAAATCAAGATGGTTTTTATCTGGATATTGATATTTTTGACAAAAATAATTCATTTTTAAACTTGCTTGTTCTAGAAGACAAGTTAAAAACAGCTCTTTGTTACAAAAGGGTACTAACTCCAGAACTAAATCTCATTTTTAGTTTTCAAGGATCAAATAAAATACCAACAAAAGAAGAGCTGTTAAAAAGAAGAAATGTCCGCTTTTATGTAGCGGTCGATTGGAGGAAAAAAGAATATGGCACTACCTAAAACAGGTTATACAAAAACAACCGCAGACAATTTTGTCATTGATTCTGCGACAGTATTTACCGATTTTAAATACGATAAAGAGAAAGAGGAGTTTACCGGTATTCCCATGGGGGCAACTTCTGGTGGTGTAGAAATCAAAACAGAACTTTCTTACCGTAAAGTGGAAGTAGACGGTGCTTATATTATGGACGTAGTAGGTTTGAATGTGCTTGAATCAGCCACAGCTACGATGAAAGCCAACTTGATTGAATTAACAGCAGAAAATTTACGCCGATCATTAAATGCTACGATGACAGATGCTACTACAGATGAAGCACCTGCTGGTTATAAAATTATTAAACCTAAACGCTATTTAGAAGAAGGGGACTATATCCCTAACATGGCCGTTGTGGGTATTCATAATGGAACGAAACAGCCTATCATCGTTGCGTTAGATAACGGATTGGTGAAAAGCGGACTTGAAATTAAAACAGAGGATGGCAAAGAGGTAGTAATTGAACAGGAAATCACAGCTAATGCTTCTTATGAACAGCTAATAAATGATGAATTCCCATTCCGCATTTATTACCCTGGGACTTCAAATAATCCTGTACCCGTACGTCCCGAAGTCCCTAAAAACGTGCAGGCAACTGTTGAAGAAGACGGGGCTATTTCAGTATCATGGGCAAGTGATGGGTCAACTAGTTATGTCATTCATTATAGCGGTGCTAATCAATCGGAACCTAGCCAAGCTACTATGATGGGCTACAGTGAAACAAACAACTGGAAGCTGCTAAAGGCAAATATACCTAGCTCTAAGCCGAACGATCAAATTTTTCTATATGTTCAGGGCTTTAGCGAAGTGGGACAAGGTTCAAATGATATAGAAAAAGCAGCCTATTTAAATGAACACAGCTTCGGTTCCGAGTGGAGTACGGCTGTTTCTGTGACAATCCCAGCAAAGTAAAAAATACTAATAAAGGGCGGCTCGATAGTCGTCCTTTTTACATGGAGGAATAATAAAATGACTTTAGAAATGCGTGAATTAAAAGGTGATGACTTATTTACATTACTAACCATTGTCGGAAAACTTGATGTAAAAGATGAGTTTATCAATTTATTTGAAAAAAATATCGAATCTGCTGAAAAGGTAGAGCTGTTTGATCATAAAACGAAAGAGCCGACAAAAGCAGAACAGAAAAAAATTGATGCAGCCAAAGAAAAAGCTGACAAAGAAGCTACTAAGCGTGGCATTGAAATGGGCGCAGCGATGTTGCAAAAAGTCATGCTTAACTTAAAAGATATTAAGAGTGATATAAATGGACTTTTAGCAGAGTTAACAGGCGCCTCCGTACAAGAAATTTCAGCTCTTGGATTAAAGGAGTATACGACTTTATTAGTCGATTTCTTTAAGAAACCAGAACTAGCTGATTTTTTCTCTTCTATCGCCAGCTTATTGAAATAAAAGACGGCGAACACCGAATTAAAGATTTGTTGTTCAAAAGGTACGGAGATCCGATATCGTTACTTCGTACCTATCGTTTGTGTGACTTAATGGAATTTATTTTTTATGTTCAAGAAGTGGAACAAGAAGAAAAAATCTACAATCAGTGGTTGCACACACAGATGACGCAGTCTTTACAAGAATTTAAAGAACAACAAAAATACAGACCTTTACGTAAAAATAAAGCGAAATCTATCACAAAAGAAGAACAACAAAAAGCATTAGATTTTGCTAGTCAATTTGTTAAACCTCGAAAAGAAGGTGAGGTGTCTTAATGGGCGAAATTTTCAAGCTTTTTGGTACAATCGGTGTCGATAATGGTGAAGCCAATAAGGCTTTGGACGAGACGGAATCTAAGGGACAATCAACAACAAGTAAATTAGTGGGGTTCTTTAAAAAAGCAGCGCTAGCAATTGGTGCTGCTTTTGCCGTAGAAAAAATCGTTAATTTTGGGAAGCTAAGCGTAGAAGCCGCGGCAAGTGCACAAGCTTTGAATGCACAATTTACCCAGGTTTTTGGTAAGTTAGAACCGTTAGCACAAAAAATGGTAGATGGCATGGGTAAAAAAATGAATATCCTACCTAACCGTATAAAGCCGACATTTTCTCGAATTACTTCAATGTTTAAAGGTTTAGGGCTAGATACAGAAGCCGCAATGAAGAAATCAGAGCAAGCAACTACCTTAGCGGCAGATGCTGCAGCTTTCTATGATGTTTCACTGGAAGATGCTTCAAGTTCTCTTACTTCGTTTCTAAAAGGAAACTACGAAGCTGGTGAAGCGATAGGGATTTTTGCAAATGATACTCAAATGGCGCAGTTTGCTATTTCTCAGGGAGTAGTAGGTTCTACAAAAGATTGGCAAAATTTAGATGAAGCGACGAAACAAGCTACTCGTTTAGATTATGCTAGCAACATGCTTAAACAAGCCGGAGCTGTAGGACAGGCTGCTCGCGAAGCCGACGGATATGAAAACGTTATGGGTAACTTAAAACAAGCGTGGCAGGACTTTTTAGCAAAAATAGGCACCCCTATTTTAGGAACGGTCGTTTCGATTATTCAAAGCATTACGAAAGGCTTAAGTGGCTTAGGTGATAAGGTAGCTGCAGTTATACCAGACTTTGGGGGATTCCAAAAATCGGCTATGGATGCATTTAACAGCATTCAAAATTCAGGTTTTGTGATGAATCTTCAGTGGGCTTTTAAGTGGATTAGTGATGCTATAAAAAATGTAGCTCAGATTGTACAAAAAGAACTGCCTGAAATAAAAGGGATTTTTGAGGATACGGGCAGTCAAGTGTCTATGATATTTACGAAATTGGCAGGAGTATTTAGTACATGGTCAATTACTTTTGCCGATATTTTCACAGCTGTAGTACCTAAAGCGATAGAAATTTTTAAATCTGCATTTAAAACAATAAATACAGTAGTATTACCTGCGATTGAAAAAATCGTAGAGGTGATTTGGGACATATCAGGAGCTGTGAGTGAGGTTATTGTAAATAATGTCATCCCTGCTTTTTCTAATTTTACAAAGGCTATAACTAAAAATAAAGCTATTTTTAGTTCTTTAAAAGCTATTATAGTTGGAGTAGGAGCCGCTTTAGCAACCTATAAAATTATCATGAAAGGTGTATCAACAGCTACTAAAATAGCTTCAGGTGTCACAAAAGCCTATACCGCAATTCAAACAGCTTTTAACGCAGTGTTAAACGCCAACCCTTTTGTGTTGATTATTTCGGCAATCGTGGGGTTAGTAGCGGCGTTAATTTATTTTTTCACCCAAACTGAAACAGGACAAAAGATTTGGAAATCTTTTACTAAGTTTCTAGTTGATACATGGAACTCCGTTAAAGATAAAGCAGTAGAGATATTTAATGGTATAGCCGATTTTATAAAAAATACGTGGGATTCAATCGTTAAAACAGCTAGTGGGTTAAAAGATAGCTTAGTAAAAACGTGGAATGATATTACCGCTAAAGTCTCAGAAATTTGGAAGAAATTCACGGATGCTGGCAAGAAAACATTTGATGGTTTCAAAAAAACAGTAGAAAACGTTTTTAACGGCATTAAGAATTTTCTACAAACAGTGTGGAATGTAATATACGCTGTAGTAGGGGCGATAATCGTTAATACAATTAATATCTGGAAAGGTATTTTTGATGGTTTTAAAGCGTATTTTCAATATCTATGGGATCTCATAAAAGCAATTGCTACCGGTGTATGGGAAAAAATAGGTGATACCGTCACAGGAATAATTAACGGTTTCATTGGAGTTATTAAGGGTATTTTTGATGCGTTTAAAACTTTCTTTCAACAGATATGGGATGCTGTCGTTTACTCTGTAACAATCGCTTGGAACGGAATTAAAAATACAGTTACTTCAGTTTCTACGGCTATTAAAAATTTTGTCACTCCTATATTTAATGCTATTAAAACGACGATTACTAATGTCTTTAACGCAATTAAAAACACAGCAACTAACGTTTGGAATGCTATTAAAACAACAATCTCTAATACTGTGCAGGCTATCCTTAACTTTGTTACACCGATATTTAATACTATGAAAAACACGATAACAAATATTTTTAATGCCATTAGAAACACGGCTTCTAGTGTATGGAATAGTATTAAAACGACTATTTCCAATATCGTTACTTCTGTTAAAAACACAGTGATAAATATTTTTAATGCTTTAAAAAATTCAATTACAAACATTTTTAACGCAATTAGAAATACAGCATCTACGGTGTGGAATAGTATTAAATCGACCGTGTCTAATATCGTTAGTGCAACGGTGAACACCGTTAAGAATTTATTTAATGGTATGAAAAATACCGTTTCATCTATTTGGGATGGTGTAAGAAATACTATTAGTAATGTAGTTAACGCAGTGAAAAATACTATTTCAAATGTATGGGGTGGTATTACAGGAACCGTCTCTAATATCTTTAATGGTGTAAAAAATGCTATTGATGGGCCAATGAATGCGGCTAAAAATCTAGTGAAAAATGTAGTAGATGCGATTAAAGGTTTCTTTAACTTTAATATTAGCTGGCCGAAAATTCCGCTGCCTCACTTTTCTATTAGTCCGGCTGGTTGGTCTGCGGGCGATTTACTGAAAGGTAAAATACCAAGTTTAGGCATAGAATGGTACAAAGACGGAGGTATCATGACGCAACCTACCATATTTGGCATGAATGGAAATAACGCAATGATAGGTGGAGAAGCTGGCGCAGAGGCTGTCGCACCGATTGACACGCTGTTAGGATATGTTGAAACTGCAGTGAGAGGTGTAATGGCTGAACAAAAAGACGGAGATATCAATGTTACACAATATATTACAAGTCCCGAGCCTTTAACGCCTAGAGAAATTGCAAGAGAAACAAAATACAAGTTGCAAGACCTTGCAACATTGAGAAGATAAGGAGGTAGGATGGATGTATGAACTTATATACAAGAACTCGGAAGGTTCTTTGATTAGTTTCGGTGTTCAACCACCTTTTACCGTTAAAAGTAAAACAGGCTTCGGAGCTGTTGAAAATAAGATCATAACAGAAGAACAATATGGGCTAGATGGTGTTATTAAAGTTTCGGAGCGTTTAGATAAGCGTGATTTAACGATAAAAGGTGAAATAATTGCTAAAGGAACAGAAGACCTATTCAATTTACAGCATGAAATGATAAAAACGTTAAATCCCAAAACACCAGGTACGTTGATTTACAGAGTATTTGATCATGAGTTTCAAATTGATGTGTTAGTAGTAAAAGCTCCTGACCTGCCAGATCCAGCTAAAAATATTACACAGGCTTTTACGTGTACCTTTCTAGCTTTAGATCCGTATTGGTCTGATATGAGTAAATATAATACGTTAATTCCCCTAGCCGTTGCCACAAAAAAACACATGTGGCCGTTAGAAATAACGAAAGGGTATGAGTTTGCTACACTAAAAAGTGGTGAGATTGTTCCTGTAACCAATGATGGTGATGTATCAGTGGGAGGCACGTTCTATTTTTCTTTAGGTGCAGAAGCTACCGATCCAGAAGTGTATAACGTAATTACTCAGGAATTTTTCCGATTTAAAGGTTCATTTGAAGCAGGTACTAAGTTTAAACTGGTAACTACTCGTGGACAGAAAGAAGCAATCATGACGGACCCAAACGGTGTTGAATCTAACGCTATGCCATTGCGAGACCCTAATTCTACCTTTCTGCAGCTTGAAAAGGGTGATAACTATTTTCAGGTGAAAGCCACTACTGGTATTGGTAACGTAATTGTACAACTTGACTTCCAGCCGTTGGTAGGTGGTGTGTAATGGAGTTAGAAATTTTTACTCAGGATCGAGATAATCAATGGAAATTTATTTCCGAAAAAGTATTTGATGGGTTTAAAAGTTTAACTGTTAAATTAAATTACTATACCTATTCAACGTTTGAGCTGTTTGTTGGTTTGACACCTGAAAATATACAAATATTTGTTCCAGACACTGTTATTTATATGGAAGGGCTCTATTTCTATGTTGATGCCGTAGTTGTAGACGATCAGGCAACAGCACAAATAAAGGTGTCGGGGAAATCACTTCTTGGGAAATCATTAGATCGTATTGTTTACCGAACTTATAATAAAACGGCACCGCCAGAGCAAATTGTTTGGGAACATCTTAATAATGAAGTAGTAAACCCTTCGGATGTAAAAAGAAAAATTCAATATTTAAAATTGGATTCCCGAGCTAATTTAGGGAATAAGTCTATCCAGTATCAGAATAGTTATGGTGTCGTAGCCGAAGAAGTGGAAACTCTTTGTACATCTTACGATTTTGGGATAAGAGAGATAGCTACTAAATTAGGCGTTCCTGGTAATACGTTATCTATTTTTAAAGGTCGAGATGTTTCGAGAACGATTGAGTTTTCAGACGAATACGAAAATCTAACAAAAGCGGGGTATCAGAACAATAACTTTGATGAATCTTCAACCGCTATTGTTTTCGGTGAAGGTGAAGGCTCGGAACGTAAAAGTGTAGTGGTGGGTAACGAGAAAACAGGTCTACAAAGAAAAGAGTTATACGTAGATGCTCGAGACTTGCAAAAGACAACTGACGAGGTCACTTTGACAGATTCACAATACCTCGAAGTCTTGAAAAATAGAGGGAATAACAAACTTTCAGAACGTAAACGAATTTTGACACTGAGTGGTGAGGTTCCCACAAGCTCTAAACTGTTTAAATTAGGTGAAGATTATCAATTAGGTGACACGATCACTATTAAATCAAATCTTTACAACTTGAAGAAAACATCAACAATTACAACCATCAAAAAGACCTATGATTCTAAGGGGCTTTTTATTGAACCGATTTTCGGGAAAGAAACACCTACCATTTTTGATGTTTTGGGCAGGGAATAGGAGGTAATACATGGAATGGAGTTTTCCTTGGCTATCAATAGATGGCGACAGAATGTACGATGATAGCGACTTCTCGAAATTTTTCGAGGGTCTTTTTTCTTATGGCGTTTCGCTAACAACAGCTAACGCATTAAAAGTTACTGCCAGTCCTAATGGTGGGATGAAAGTACAAGTAGATTCAGGCTATGCATTTGTCGGTAAAGTCTTCTTGAATAGTACTACAAAAGCTTTAAGTATTGATGTAGCAAGTAGTATGCAAGACAGGACGGATAGCATTGTGGTTCGCGTGGATAAAAGTGTGCGAGATGTATTTTTAGTAGTTAAAAAGAACGATACGACAGTAACCCGTACATCAGACGTTTACGAGCTACAATTAGCCACAATAAGAGTACCCCGAAATGTATCTAGTATTACAGGCGATTTAATTACAGACAAACGATCAGATACGAAAGTATGCGGGTATTCTTCGCCGTTTCAAAAGGTTAATGTTTCAGGGTTAGAAGAGCAATACGGTGCAATACTAAAAAAAATTGCGGAAGCCAACAAGACGAGTTATGAAAAAATCCTAAATGATTTTAAAAACTATGTTGCAAAAGCGCAAACCGATATGGATTCTAATATTGAAGAAATTATCCAATCAGGTAATGGAAAAGTAAATGCTTTTGATGTTTTAATTCACGAATGGTTTGCAGCTTTAAAAAATGAGTTAGATACAAATCAAGCATCAAATTTACAGAACCAAATCAATGAAATGAAAGCCACGGAAGACCTGCCCGCTATTGAGCACAAATTACGTGGTTATCCTAATGTACAAGTTTTGTATTGGGAATACGGTATTGGTCTATCAGGGCTAGCTAATGAACCTACGGGATTAGGCGGTAGCAATGTGAAAAAGATTCCTCACAGTGTAGAATATCTTGATTTATTCAGTTTCAAAGTTAAAGTGCCAATGAACTTTAAATTGGTAAATCCAACAGTAACAAAAATAGATAGTCGAACTATTCGCTTTATTGAAGCATTTAAAGTTATAGAAATTAAATTTTAGGAGGAAAAGAATGTATACATTTAAAAAAGGTGATGCAGACTACCAAGTCATGCTAAATGAAAATTTTAAAGAGATAACTGATTCTTTCGAAGATGGTTTATTTGTCAGAAAAAATTCTAAAATATTAGATTTAAACGATGCTATATTGCCAGGCATTTATTCAATCCCAGCTACAGGAGTTGATAATAAACCTTTACCTAATTCTGGAAGTTTATTCGTTTGTAAAGACCCAGGAGGGGTTAGACAATTATTTCAGACAGAAAGAACAATATTTATTCGACAATTAGGGGGAGTACCTTCATCTTGGACGGATTGGAAAAAAGTAGCTTTTGAAAAAGAACAACCTTTTGAAGCTTGGTATTCACCAGGAACTAATCATGCTGGATTCAAAAATAAGGCAAGATATAATTTAGGGCCAGAATTTAGCAACATAGGCCAGCGACTTGGGTTGCCTATGAAAAGTGAACCGTTGGAGTGGAATAGTGGGCGATGGCAAGCAAAAGTTCTTAGAGACTGCAAGCTAAATATAAGCGGAACTGTAAAATACCAAGTTGGTAGTTCGAGAGGTGTTCTCTATGCTTATACTCATATAGACAAAGGCCTTGATGAAGGCGTAGGTGACTTAGGTATTGGATCAGCAGTCGGAGCTGTTGGCGGCTTGAATTATCAAAATGTCGCAGCTTTTGATTTAAACGTTACACTAAAAAAAGGTGAGTATCTTGCGTTTCGCTTAGAATTAGCAGCAGATAAGCAACTTGATTATACTCAATTATCTTCTATGCATATCACAGAATTAGTATAGGAACTGAATTTTAAAATAAAAACCGTTTAGCAAAAAAGCTAAGCGGTTTTTATTTATAGAGAGAAGGAACTTTATGTGAAGGATGAACTGATTCAAGATGTTGTAGAGCGTTTAGTGCGTATTGAGACAAAGCTCGATAACTACGAAGTGTTAAGAGAAAAGACAGAAGATGCTAAGGAAAAGGCTGATTATGCTTTCTCTATTGCTAAAAATAATGAAGAAGATATCAAAGAAATAAAGGAAAATCAGAAATGGTCTTGGCGGACAATTGCGGGCATAGGGGTGTCAGTAGTTGTCTATTTATTTACAAAATATTTAGGAGGTGTATAAGAATGATTCTACCAGATAAGTACTACAAAATTATCAAATGGGGCGTGCTAACAGTGCTACCTGCAAGTTCTGTTTTGGTTGCCACACTAGGTAAAGCTTATGGATGGCAGCAAACAGATATGACTGTTTTAACTATTAATGCCATAGCAACTTTTTTAGGAGTGGTAACAGGAGTATCAGCATATAATTTAAAAGACAAGGAGAAATAAAAATGAAAAAGAAAATTTTAGCAGGAGCGCTTGTCGCTCTGTTTTTTATGCCTACCGGTGTATTTGCTGCAAAAGGAGATCAAGGTGTGGATTGGGCGATTTATCAAGGCGAACAAGGTCGTTTTGGCTATGCACATGATAAATTCGCTATTGCCCAGATTGGTGGCTACAATGCTAGCGGTATTTATGAACAATACACATATAAAACGCAAGTAGCAAGTGCTATTGCCCAAGGTAAACGTGCGCATACCTATATTTGGTATGACACTTGGGGAAACATGGACATTGCGAAAACAAC